AGGAGTATATAGACTCGATGGAAGTAGAAGTAAAGCAGTTTTTAAGCGAGGTCTTAGACCTATTTAACCAATTAAAAGCGAGGCAGAAATGACCTATGAGATGAAAGATGGCAGCTTTAGTTTATTTAAGAATGACAAAAAGCTCACAGAGAAACACCCTGATTTTAAGGGATCGATTAAAATTAACGGAGTAGAGCATTGGTTTGATGCCTGGACTAAAGAAGGCAAGAATGGGAAGTTCATATCGGGTCGTATTGGTGATCCAAAACAGAAAGGCTTTACTCCCAAGGGCGACGATGAGATGCCCAAGGTTAAAGACGATGATTTTGCTTTTTAAGTAATCCCCGATGAGATCGGCATTAGTGGCGCAATGCCACACCCTTTCAAGGAGTGCCACCCCCCTTCCGATCAGGGTGGCTTTATGACCTTCCAAACAGACCTACAGAGGGGTTTGGAGGTAGAGGAAAGGGTCTTAGCTATCCTACAGAAAAAATACCCTTGTGCGACCCTTGTAAACGCTTTTAAAGGGTACGATATATGGATACCAGAGATAGATAAGTCTGTCGAGGTGAAGTTTGACCCGATGAGCCAACGCACAGGCAATATCGTTGTAGAGATAGAGATGTATGGGAAAGACTCAGGGTTAATGGCTACCCAAGCTGATTACTGGGTTTTCTACGATGGGCAGATGTTTGTCATCATGCCGGTCAAGCACATATTTAAGTGCATCTTCCTCAGTAAACTACAGTATGTAGAATTTATAGGGGAGGGGGATAGTCAGATCAAAAAGGCTTTCTTAGTAGATAAGAACACCCTGTTTAAGTATGGCAAGATTCTATGAGAGGTACAAAGCTCTTTCGTCTTTGCGTCTAGTAGTAAGTCCTTTTAATTCCTTACCACCGGCTTTGTTCCATTTTAAGAACTCCTCGGCAGCACCTTCAAACTCACCCCTATTGTGTTTCATCCGAAGGGTAGAATTTTGGAGATTACCGAGTCCAACATTGAAGGCGAAAGACACAAGTGCGCCAAACCGACCAGTAGTAAGCCCACTAGGACATAATCGTTGTACTCCGCTTTCAAACCGCGCCAAATCTTTAGCAAGAATTTCATCTACTTCTCCCATCGTTAAGACTCTATCCCATCCGCTAGGGATAGGTAGAGCCTTTCGTTCTGCTAGTAATACTCTAGCATGACTAGGATCTATGACATGACCGACACCGACAGTCCAAAGTAATGCAGGGCATTGGTAAGGCTTTTGCTTAACACCCTCGTGGTGCTTAATCATCTCAATGACTTTATGGTCAATCATTTCTTAGCAAAGGCTTGCGTACCGAACCAGAAGGCAATAATAGAGGCTAGGATCTGCATCTCATCTGCATCAAACACCATAGGGATAGCTTCTGCAAACGCTACTCCGCTAGACCAAGCCCACCAAATAGAGGCAATGTCTACGATAATTAGTAGGAAAACAAACAGGTAGGTAACGACTGGGCGAACCGAGGCTCGTAGGTTAATGATCCATTGGCTTGCACCTTTACCGATTTCTATATCGTGTTGGTACATAGCTGTGCGTTCTTGTGCTTGGGTCTGCATCTGCACTTGATCGGTACGAATCTCCTCGATCTTAGCCTGTGCAACATAACCTCTCTCTAGCATCTGGAGTTCTCTCTCCGTTTGCATCTTGGCTAATTCTAATTCGTGGGCTTTGTCGGACTTGTCTTGAAAGAAGTCTAAGAGTTTAGGTAGTCCACCCATTAGGAAAGACAAAGCTGTAGAGATGAGTGTAAGCATTATTTACCCTTTATAACCCCAAGTAACATACCAAGCAACGATTGTAGCCAACGCATAACACATCCACATAACTCTACGCACTTCTGCCAAATTTTTCCTAAATTCATTTTCTATTTCCTTCTCTTGTTTTTCAATCTTTGCTTTAATAGTTTCTACTTCTGACCATCGCTTTTGACCATGATGTTTCACAAAGTCTTTTTTGACTTGTTCTTCTTGTAGTCTTATATCTTCTTGTTTTTGCCATTGCATCATGGCTCGTTTGAAATACTGCTCTTTTAGGACTTCTACTTCTCTGATCTGCCTTCTGCGTTCTAAGGCTTTTTGTTGTGCTACCGAGGCTGCTTCCTTTTGCACATCCTCAATAGACGATCCTATAACTTTACCAGCTTGTTTTCCTGTCTTTACGCTTTCGCTAAATGACTTTGCACCATCTAAAAATCCAAATTGATCGGACATAGTTCATAGGCTTAATTTAGTTTCAAAACAAGAGTAAGTAAGATGGCAATAATAAAGGCAGTAGAACCCATTAGGATCTGTTCTAAGCGTTTTAGCCTGGCATTGATTCCTGTATAGCGTTCAGCACAGACAGCCTCATGAGCAGACAATGCTGCCTCGTTTTTATCTATTGTTGTCATTATTTAGCTTTTAATGTTTTTAGTTCATCTAGCGTTGTGGCTTGGTCAGCTAATTGGGTAATATCTCTTAGTCTTTGTTTCTCAGCTACGATAGCTGTGGTGTCTGCACCCAATTCTAAAGCTCTCTGAAATGCAACATCTTGAGCCTGTAATAAAGGTGTACGCTCTGCTCTTAGGCGGTCTTTAGTAATCGCTTTGGCTTTGTCAAAGTTAATAGTAATCATTCTTGGTACTCCCATGCGTTACGGAATGTGCGGTCTGTAGGAATGTCGCTAACATCAACAATTTGAAAAGGTTTGCCTGCTGGTACATCCTTTGCGGCAATTTCTTCAATGGTTAAATCGCAATCGGCAGGAACAATGATAGACACACCGCCATCATCATTAGGGTAAATAATTCGTTTGTTCATGATTTCTCCTAATTAACGGAAGATGGCGACCATTGCCATATCGTTATCTGTCAAATTTGCTCCGTCTGCAACTGTACTTACTTGAAATGCTGTAGTTGTTTTTGTGCCAGCAGTTCGATAGTTCATGGTGGTTGTATTTCCGTTATCGTTGCAACCAAAGACTCCAGCATAATTAGCATCAGCCAAAGCAGTTGTAAAGTTAATTGTGTAATTGCCTGTACCATTATCCGTAATAGAACTTACATTACCACTAGCACGAATAGCGACAGTACCTGAACCATTAAAGTTTACCCATGCTCTGCATCCGTATGCAGTAGCAACTGAGCCGTATCCTGAGTTGAATTGTAGAAGCCCAGCTGCGGTAAGACGCATCTGTTCTGCTCTAGTTCCTGATGCTGTTGTTTGGAACACCATATCAGCACTACCAACACCGCCTGTTGCAGAAGTTGTAACTGAACCAATTACATTAGTAATTCCTGCACTTCCAGCATCATAAGTTTGCAAACCGATATTTGCTTGAGTACTTACTGTTGTTCCCCTATTGCCAAAAATTGCGGGGAATGTTGCTGCTCCAGCACTTGTGTCCACAACACCTAATTTAACTCCAGGGCTTGTGGTATTTATACCTACATTACCACTAGAGTCGATACGCATCGCCTCTGCACCACCCTCGGAGAAGGCAATAGTGTCGGCTGCTGGGAAGAAGATACCTGTGTTGGTATCGCCTGTAGTAGTAATGGCTGGGTCTGATACTGAGCCAGCCTGTACTGTGGTTACTCCTGTTGCAGATAATGTAGAGAACGCACCTGTAGATGCTGTAGTAGCGCCAATAGGGGTATTGTTAATCGAGCCGCCAGAGATTACAGGGCTTGTAAAGGTATTGCCTGTAAAGGTTGCTCCTGTAATCGTTCCACCTGTGATCTTAGGTGCAGTCATGGTATATGTGCCATCCCGAATACCATCTCCAGCATCTCGGATCTGCGCCATCATATCGCGCATCGTATCGTTTACTGCTGATGGCAACATTCCCTCTGGCGCACCATCTGGAGGTGCTGCTGTGTTATTAGCAGGGGTTAGTGAGTATTTTGTATATGCCATGATTTTCCTTTTACTGTCCTAATAATCCTGCTGTTCCAGCAGGAGCTAATACAGGTGATACTTGTTGTAATTGAGTTCCTAAA